GTATCCGGGCATGGCCCATTCGATCAATATGCCGGAAATGCGCGATATTCAGCGATTCTTGGAGGCCAGCGGATTCATTCGTCCGCAGATTTGGTAGTCACCACCTCACATGGCGTAGTCTACGTGGGCGAATTCGGGGACCCTACCCAACCGAAACCGCAGAACCCAATGATTTCAACGTTTCTCTACCTGCCTTCGGTGTCTCCGAAACGATCTTGCCCACATTTTGCCCACATCCCCCACGACCGGTCTCAATCTGTATGGTCGCATCGATCATGCGAGCCACATCCATCAGGTCGCCGTCGAACAGATCGGCGTACACGTCCAGTGTCATGCTCGCCGAAGCATGTCCCATAACCCTTTGCAAGGCCTTGACGTTCGCCCCGGCATGCACGGCCAGTGAGGCGAACGTGTGCCGCATGTCATGCGGGGACGGCCACATCGACGGGTCCCAGCCGAGACGACGCAGCGCTTCCGGCCACCATGAGTGGTTCGTGGGATTGTCGGTCGCGGCCTGCTGGCGGATGGGCCGGCCGTTCGGGTCGGTGAACACCCGGTCAAGGGGCTTCTTGTCCGTGAGCAGTGGCCCGAGCGCGTCGATGACGATGCGTGGTATGGGCACGATGCGCTGCTCGCTGCTCTTCGGGGTGCCATCGACCGGCTTGCCGTTGACCTGCACGGTGTTGTGCCTGATACGCAGCACGCCCTGCCGCAAGTCCACGTCCTCGACGCGCAGGCCGGAAGCCTCGCCCCACCTCAGTCCGCAGAAGCCCAAAGTGAGCACGAGCGCGCGGCGCACATCACCGAACCGTTTTGCGTTGCGCGCCTCGTCGGCGAATTCGATGACCTGGCTGGCGGTCAGGTATACGCGCTTCTGCTTGCGCTGCGGCTTCCGGGGCAGTTCGATGCCCTCGCACGGATTATGGAGTATGAGCTTGTCGCGGACGGCGTTACGGCAGATGGCGGCCAGTATCCCGTATGCGCCGATGACCACGGTCGCGGAACGACGCGAGGCGAGTTCGCTGACCCAGCGCTGCACTTCGCCGTGGGTGATGCCGTTGATCCTCCGCCCGCTCCACACATCAACGCAATGAGTGCGCCACAGGCATTGCTCCCGGCCTATGTGCGAGGGCTTCCAAAACGGTTTGCGTTCGGCCAGCCATTCATCGTGCAACTCCCCTATGAGCCGGTTCCCCGCCTGCGGATCAACGAACATATCGGTTGCTTTTGCGATGGTGACGTGTTCGGCCGCCCAGTTTTCGGCATCGATTTTCCTCTTAAAGCCGCGCTTGTCGGTCTGGGTGCCGTCCGGCTTGCGGTAACGGACGCGATAGCGCGTTTCGCCTTTGCTGGTCTTGTATCTGGTGACGTTCGCCATTCAGATCACCTCCCGTGAGGCGAGTATCCTGTTAGATATGACAGCAACGGATAGCGGGATGACGTTCAAGGCGTGGAGCGGCGACGATATGACTCGGGTTGAAGGCGTCGGCACCAATCCGTCAATCGTGGCGAACAACGTGCTGCGTCGTTCGTTTGATGACGGCGTGCCGGTGAATCTGATGAAGCTGCAACGGCTCCTGTATTTCACCGCCTGCACGTACATGCGGCAGTCAGGATTGCGATTGTTGTCCGAACCGTTCCAGGCGTGGGGAAGCGGGCCGGTTATCGTCAGCCTGCACCAACGACTGAAGGGGTTGAACGGCAGACCCATCACCTCGTATCTGTCGGGGCCTGATGGTCGCACACGAATTGTCCAGGATCGTCCGGGAGACGACTTCCGCAGATCGTTGAACCTCGTGTGGGATAATCTGTCGAGATACAGTGCGGCCGACCTTTCCAGATTCGTCAAAGTCGAAGGCTCGGCATGGTATGACGCATGGGTCAACGGCAACGCGTACATAGACGATGTGTCGATGGCAAACGACTTCACTGTTTTCGAGCGTTTGGGGTTGGCTCTATGACATTCAGAAACATTCCACCAGTGGACGATGCGGCCCGGAACGATGAAACCGAACCGGACGATATCGTGGGTGGCGTGGAAGGTTCGGCCTCTGAACCAACCGGACTGTCCGTCGGAGACATAGATCCAGAGAAGCAACATAACTGGTGGGTGGAAAACTTCAAGAACATTGCTGCCCTGGTTATCGTGGTCGTCAGCTTGATTGCGGTTTGCGTACTCGCTTACGTCCGTTCCAAGGCAGGTGACTCGGAGGGACTGGCGACTGCGATGGGAGTGTTCTCCACGGTTGCCACGACGGCGTTGGGTTTCCTGTTCGGCCGTAATTCCAAATAGCATTTTCGGGTATGCTTCGCCCCGTGTAGGATAGTGGGCGAAGCGTCCTCCTTTCTTGAACTAGCTGGATTCTTCAACCGCCCTGTTGGCGCTGCAACGCCGGCAGGGCAATATTTTTATCTAAGCGATTAACGCATACGTCTCCCCGGCTCGTAGAATCAAGGTATGGGTAAACATGGGACGAAGAAGACCACAGCGCAATCTGTCATAATGACAGTTCTGTCCGTTCTGTGCTATACGGCGGGCGCGTTCTGCGCGCTGTTCGTTTTTGTCGGCGCTTGGCCTATGCTCATCTTCACAGCGTTCTTCATCTTTATCGGCATGTTCGCATATAAACATCGCTTCGACAAGAGAGGAGGTGATCCAGCCGTCTCTCGCACTCCAGTTGACGGGTCCACGGTGCAAAGAAAATCGCCGGACACGATTCCCGCTCCAGCTGAGTCCCATGTTGCCGGAACAGTCGAATACCTCGTCTACAACTACAACGAGCCGGTTGTGGCGAATATTCCGCGAGACAGGATATTCACCGCTGAAATCATTCGACGCAGGATGAACGTGCCTTTCCATGGAAACAGGGATCTCGGCTATGTCCTCGGAGGCGGTAACGGCAACGGCTATGTGCTTTCCTACAACGGCGCACCGTTCGGCGTGATTCCGAATGACAGGCTCTGCGCCTATCTTGATGACGTCCACGCACGCACCATCAGCTGCGTCTGGCATGAATGGTACGAACCGACCATCAAATCGATCAAGGCTCTCGCACCCTCCACACGAAGAAGCCGTAGCGAACGGATCATAGCGTCCATGATTGGTGCCGGAAAATGGGACAGCGTGGACGATGTTGATTCCATTAAAGCCAGCGATTATAAACCGAACGCGATGGCGGACAGTCTGTTGTCCGGCAGGGGCTTCATTGACATCGAGGTGTCCCTGGACATGATTCCAACGCCTAAGGGCTCCTACGCCAAACCGCATGTCGGCATCTTCCACGACGGAGCGGCTCTGTTTGAGTTCGACGCGCGGAAGATGGTCTATGGAGAGCTGGTGCGCCACGCCGGTCAGAACGCACTGGCCCGAGTCGAAAAGAAACTGTCCAACGACGGGAACGGCAGCCCTTATTACTCCATCATGCTTGTGTTCCAATCAGACACCTCCTCTCAGGCGTGATTACTGCAAAGTCATGTAGGCATTGCTGATAATCGGTGATGGTTTGTATGGTCAGGTCGAGCTCCGAGGCTATGAGCCAAGGCGCTCCTCCGTATGTTTGTTCTGCTTGACGGTATTTTTGCGAATCTACTAGGAGCCGCGCTGCCTCCAATCTGGTACGTTGCTCGTGCATTCCGCATTGGTAGTCGGCGTGCAGCCAATGGACGAGTTCGTGTATGAGCACGCATTTTTTTGCGGTGTATGTAAGTCTTCTGTCTATGAGAATGACGCGGTTTGCTTCTGAGTAGCAACCCCACATATTGTCTAAGATGTCGCTTTCTACGGTGACATCTATTCCGCTCGAATAAATCGCCATGCGCATGGGGCCATAGTTCATGTGCGTGTCGAACGGAATAAGGCGTTTCATGCCGATGCTTCTCCATCGTGGTTCATGTAATAGTCCTTTCCCTCTGCTCCGTAAGCCGCAAGGCTGACATCGCTCTTGTGTGCCAGACGTTTTGTCTCCGCTATCCGCGATGCCGTTTGCGCTTTCTCGTAGGCGATGCGGGTCATGTCGGCGGCGTTTGCTCCGAGCGCTTTGCATAGATCTCCAAACACATCGATGGGAATTTGTCTTTGTCCTTTTAGATAGCGAAGAACGGTGACGGGACTCAGCCCGACTTCGTCTGCAATGTCATCGTTGGTTTTCCCCATGCGGGCTTTTTGGGCTCGAAGCTCTTCTGCGATAGCTTCGGCAAATTGATCTCCATATTCGGTCATGGATAAAGAATAACACATATCGGGAAGAAAATTAACCATATTGATTAAAAACTAACTTGACTAACTATCCAAATGGTGCTTACATTAACCATATGGTTAATCAAGAAAGCACCACAAAACAGGTGGCAAATAAAATCGCAGCCGCGCTGGAAGCCGCGAAGCGCTCCGTTAAGTGGCTTTCCGACCAATCAGGGACACCCTATGTGACCCTTCGTCGACAGCTCAGCGGGAAAGCCTCCATTTCCATCGGCCAGATTGCCGTTTATGCGGATTGTCTGTGTGTCGAACCGATGACAATGCTCCCTGACTCATTCACCGCGCTCGCTGGCAAGGAGGTGGCGTGATGGTGTGGTGGAAGCACAATCGTCAGGCATGCCAGTCCGGACAGGCCGAGGGGCCGATGCCGACACCGTTGCCCTGTCCGTTATGCAACGGCCATGCCGAGGCGGTGATGGATTCGTGGACGTCAGGCGGATACGGATACGACTTCGAACGCTGGGGCTGCCGTTGCGGGGAATCGTGACGCTTACGGTCCACTCCGCTTCAACTCTGTTTCTCATCGACCACCAGAGGTTGAAGATCGTCAGACAGATCGTTATCGCGGTGAACACCAATCCGATCAGCACTGACGGGGTCTTGCTCACCTCCATCATGAACGTTCCCCAATTAATCATTCTTCCCTCCGTTGGCCGTGTTTTGAATGTCGCAGTTCCAAGCCTACCGGCGGAGGGACCTTATACGGAAAGAGAAAAACATGAACGCCAAAGAGTATGGCCACCACGCGGGTGGCTACCGGAAGGCCGATGGTGGCCCGTCACGCAGATTCATGCGCGGGCTAGTGGTTTGCGCCGTCGTGCTCGCCTTCTGCGTCGGCTGGATTCTAAGCCATGCGGGTTGCGCGCATCCCATCGGCAACGGTTTGGCCGCGCTCATGGGCTTCGGGTTCGTTCCACTCAGACTGATCGCACTGGTGTTGAGCGAGGCGGGCATCGAATGAGTCTTGCCGGACGGCGTAGAAAACCGGCCGGCCAAGCGGAAGGAAAACCGAATAACCCTCGTTGATAACTGAAAAAAACAACTGACAGATACGGTGTCGGTTTTCTTGGACCGGCGGGGCGTCGGCTTTGGTCTATTCTCCGGCGTCCCGCTTCGGGCGGTGCAGGTTGCCCCCAGTCAAGATCGCGTAGGTCATGTATGCGCGGCAAAGACCGGGACCACGGTTCGATTCCGTGGCCGTCCACGACCGCAAGGTTACGCAAAAAAGGAAAGCCCCAGCGGCTACTGGGGCGGAAAGAAACTCCAATGGAAAGGATACCACAATGAGTGCGCCATTACCAAACCTGATGACGGTGGAACAGCTCGCCGAACATTACGGGAAGGCGAAGAAGACCATCCAGAACAAGCTCACGCGAGGCTGGGGGCCGACGCCGGTCACCGACCCCGACACCATGCAGGTGCTGGGCTTCGAGGTCGAGGAGGTGGCCCGTTTTGACCGCATCAACAAGCAGACGCGCAAGCAGCGCCTCTACGCCTGACGTGCCGAATGACATGTGGCTTGCGGTCGCGGACCGGCTGCTGCCCAACCTGGACATCCTGACCGCCCACCCCACACGCCAGTCGTTGGCGAGCCATCGGCCTGAGCATCCACGAGGCCGGGCTACGGCTCGTCGGACTACGAGATGATATGGATGACGGACACGGTGGAACTATGGAGCCCGATCACGGACGAGGGCATGAGCATGACGCCGGGCGAGCTCATCGACGAGTTCTACAAGCGGCTCGCCGATCTGAACACGGACATGCGTAACCCCCGCATCTATCTGGTGCCGAAGCCGGGTGTCATCACGGTCGACCGGCAGGCGCGCAGGGTCTCGGCGGTCGTGGAATACGCGAATAAGAAACATTTCAGGAGGAGCAGGTGATGGCCGGAGAGACGACGCTCACCATCGTGGGCAACCTGACTGCGGATCCGGAGATTCGCACGATAGGTAGCGGCGCGACGGTCGCGAATTTCACGGTGGCTTCCACGCCGCGCGCGTGGAACCGTCAGACGAACCAGTACGAGGACGGTCAGGCTTTGTTCATGCGCTGCAGTGCCTGGCGTGACATGGCCGACCATATCGCGCAGTCGTTGAAGAAGGGCACGCGCGTGATCGTGATGGGCCGTCTGCAGCAACGTTCCTATCAGGCGCAGGACGGGTCGAACCGCACGATCGTGGAATTGCAGGTCGACGAGATAGGTCCGAGCCTGCGGTATGCGGTCGCGGCCGTGGCCAGGCAATCCAAGTCCAACGGCGTCCGGCAGGGCCAGTCGTATTCGGGTGGATCCACTTACGGCAATCCGCAACAGTCGGGCTGGCAGCAGGCCGCGCCGCAACCACCCGCCACCGACCCATTCAACCAGCAACAGCAGTCGCAGGAACCGGACCCGTGGGCCTCGCGGCAACCGGCGCCACCGTCCGACGGTTTCGACGCGGACCCCGAATTCTAGGCAAGGAGAAATATCATGGCCATCACCATCGTGGACATTCCGGTATCGCAATTGATGCCGAACCCTCATAACCCGCGCAGGGACGTGGGCGACGTAAGGGAGCTGGCGGACAGCATCAGGGCGCAGGGCATCAAACAGGAGCTGCTGGTCACCCCGTCCGGCGACCGGGACGGCAGGCCCATGTACCGCGTGGTCATCGGGCATCGAAGGCTCGCGGCCGCGAAGATTGCCGGCCTGGACATGGTGCCGTGCCGCGTGGAGGGGATGACGGCGCGCGAGGAACGCGAGCTGATGCTCGTGGAGAACACGCAGCGCGTGGACCTGACCCCGTTGGAGGAGGCTGACGGCTATCAGGGGCTTTTGGACTTGGGCGTGAAGGTCAAGGAGATGGCCGTACGCACCGGGCGCAGCATGAGACTGGTGCGCGGCCGGCTGAGAATAGCGTCCATCCCCCGATCGGTGCGCGAGGCGTCGCCCGCGTTCGCGCAACTGTCGCTCTCCGAGTTGGAGGACATCGCGGAATTCGACGGCGACGAGAAGGCGCAGGCCAGGCTCGCCGCCAAGGCCGGTTCCAATGATTTCGAATGGCAGCTCAACCAGCTGCGCCGCGAACGCGACCGGCGCGAATGGGTGGAGGCCGCGCGCCTGTGGGCCGAATCCAACGATCTGCCCATGCTGCCCGACAACCTCAAACCGGAGGACATGTGGGCGAACCCGACAGGCTACGAGAGGCAGCGGCGTTTCGCCCAGGATTATCCCGGCCCGTTCTCCAAGCAGTGGAGGGACTGGCAGGCCGAGGGGAAGCACCCCGGCGCGGTCATCCGCATCTTCGACGACGAGGGAAGCGTCGTGGCCTACACGCCGGCGAAGAAGACAGCCGAGGAGAGGGAAGACGGGAAGGGCGAAGCGAAACGCCGGATGGAACGGGAGCGCCGCCACAAGGTCAGGGAGCTCGCCCAGGCGTCGGCCGAACTGCGCTGCGAATGGATCCGAACAACCGTTCCCGTGTTGAAGGCGGACGCGCTGCGCGACATGACGGAACGCCTGACCCTGTTGGAGCTGATGGGTGCCGGCGATTCGATGAGAGGCACGAGCCTGGACTCGAACGGGTGGACCCGCGTGGTCAAGGCGTACTCCCTGTTCGCCAGACCGTTGCCGGTAGTGGACAAGGACCCGGAGCATGGCGTGTACACGCTCAACGTGGCGGAGAACGCCCTGGAGCTGCGCCGCCGCCAGTCGGTTCCCTCCCGTCGGGGCGTGGAGCTTCTGCTGCTCCTGCTGGCCCGCAGGGAGGGCGCGATAGACGCGGACACGTGGGACCGTGAGGCCTACCAGTGCGACCTCAAGGGTTTGAACGCCTACTACGAGGTGCTGGAATCGGCCGGCTACGCGGTGTCGGACGCGGAGAGGAAGGGGCTGGAGCAGTGAACACGAAAGTGGTTATCAGGGTGCGCAACGGCGATGACGCGCCGGTGAGCGTGGAGCGTCTCGTGGTGGATTCACGCGCCGAGGTGGGTGCGGGCGTCACGCCGATGCTGCTCTCGGACATGCTGGCCCTGCTGGACGATTCGTGCCATGTGACCGATGTGGAGATCAGGAGGGCGGAGCCGTGAGCATCGAACTGGTGGCGAAGGCCAAGAAGACCCGATTGCATGGGGACAGCACGGCGAAACTGCTGCTTATCGTGCTCGCGGATTACGCGAACGACGAGGGCATGGCGTGGCCGAGCGTGAAGACCATGGCGGAGGAGACGGAGAAAAGCGAACGCAGCATCCAACTGCTGTTGAGGAAGCTCGAACAGATGCGTCTGATCCGCAAGGGCGACCAGAAACTCGTGGCCAAATACGCGAAGGGACGCCGACCGGTCGTCTACAAGCTGTTCCCAACGGCCAAAAAGAGCGAAACCCCAATGGACGCAACGGTTGAGAGGGGTGAAACCCACTTCACCCCTGAAACCGACTGCACCGGTGAAACAGGCTTCACCCCACGGGTGCAACCCACTTCACCCCACGGGTGCAACCCGCTTCACCCCACGGGTGAAACCCACTTCGTTTCAGGGGTGAAACCCACTTCACCCAAACCGTCACAGGAACCGTCAATAGAACCGTCAAGAGAGAGTACGCGCGCAAACAAAACCGACACCACACGACTCCAAGCGCTCGCCAACCTCACCCCCGACCAGTCGCACCGCCAGCTCGCCGACGAAATCGGACTCGACCTGGACGCCGAACTCGCCAAGTTCCGCGACCATGCGATAGCCGGAGGCCATCTGCCAGCCGACCCGGCGGCGGCGTTCCGCAACTGGCTGAGACGCGGCAGGGAACTCGGACTCGGCAACACCAGCCAGACCACGCCGGCGCTCGCAGGCGGCTTCGGCCACCCCGCACCAGCCAGGAAACCCCACCGTCACAGCTTCGGCTGCACACACGTGCTCAACCTGCTGAACCGTGACGCGGCGGACAACGATCCGCTCGCGATGCGCGCGGCGGAACTGCTCAACCAAGGAAAAACCGACACCGACGCGCTCGCCGCGCTCGGATTGATGAAGGACGATTTGGAGGACATCGCATGACCAGGAAAACCGAAGCCCTCTTGTGGGTGGACATCGAGACCACGGGCACGGATCCGCGCCACGACCTGATGCTGGAAATCGGCTTGAGGTGCACGAGCATGGACGCGCAGACCGAGTACGCGCGTTACGAGTCGATAATCAAAGCCGGCGTATTGCCCACGGACCAGAGCTTCGCCTACGCGCATCGGATGCATGAGGCGAACGGGCTTATCAACGAGGTCATCGACGCGAGCCCCGAACTATGCTCCACGGCGCGTGTGGCGCTCGCCGTCATCGATTTCACCCAGTCGATGGCGGAAACGCATGTGCTGCATCCGGCGGGCACGAACATGATGGGCTTCGACCTGCCGTTCCTGGAGCATTACCTGTTCGCCGAGGACCAGTGGGGACGCTTCCACAAGCTGCTCTCCTACCGCGCGTTGGACATGACCGCCATCCGGTTGACCCAAACCGCGTTGGGAGCCGACCCGTACGAGCATTACACGCAGACGAAACCGCATCGCGTCAAGGATTGCCTGGACACGGACATCAGCGAATACATCGAATGGCTGGACCTCGTCAAATGAGCCGCACCAACCCCACACGGGAAACACACAGGCTGACCGCCAGACGAGACCACTACCGGTGCCTGCGATGCGGCAACGAATTGGACCACATCTGGAGCGGCCACAGCCTCCACCACCGGCACATGCGCTCCCACCCGTTCCCCGGACTGCATCTGCCAGCCAACCTCATCCATTTATGCGGCTCCGGCACCACAGGCTGCCACGGATGGGTACACAACCATCCCAAAACGGCGATGGAATACGGGTGGATAGTCAGCATGGGCGAAGACCATCCCGAAACCGTCCCCGTATGGGACGCGCACCAAGGCTGGCTGCTCCTCGACAACCAGGGCGGATACACGCTCTGCGACCGGGACGGCAACCCCAGATAACACACGCAAGCAAACCGACACGGAAACAAGCCGGCGCTCGCCGGCTAAGGGAAGGGAAGCATGACGTTCGAACAGACGAACGAGAAGCAACGCCAACGCATGAAGGCGGACGCCAGATCGCACATGGAAACGGCCCGGATGATACTGGCCAGCCCGCTCTACGCGAGGCTCAAGGGCGGCGAGGACCTGTACACGGCCGTCTGGGCGTTGTGGGAATCACTCGCCGGCACGGGATTGTCGACCATGAAGGCGGGCGCGGTATGCCACGCATGCAAGACCCATGACCTCGACCAATTGGATTGGGCGCTCACATCGATAGCCGAAACCGGGTCGATACGACCATACTCCACACCCACCAAACACCCATTGCACTGCACCAACTGCGGCAAGGAATGCAGGCCGCACGCCGGCACCGCGATCCTCTGCAAACAATGCAAGGAAAACCTCCGAAGAAGAAAAACAAAACCATGAACAACCTGGACAAGTACATCCACCGATGCCGGTTGAACCTCGAACCCCACCACCTCCAACCCGCAGACGAAACCGACGACAAACATTGCATCATCTGCGACATCAGCGGCGCTCGCCGGCATATCCGCATGGACGGTCTATGCATCAACTGCCACCTCAAATGGAGACGCAAACACGACCCCGCATACCGCAAGCGGGTCAACGACTACCAACACCGATGGCAACAGGAGCATCCCAACGAATTCCGCGAAATGAAACGCCGCTACGAGCAGAGGAAACGAGCAAAGGAACACCAATGAGCGTCAAAACCTACACAGACTCCACCACACGAATCATCACCAAAACCATCGAAGAACACGTCTGGGAAATCCACTGCGACGCCATCGGCTGCAACGCCAGCCTCGAATTCCGAGAAAACCAGGACACCGGAGACATCACAGCAGACGGCGACTACACCGGCGACATGGACAACGAATGGCTCAACATCCACGACACCAACACCGCCATCCAAACCGCACTCCAACACGGCTGGCAAGAAGGCAACAAAGGCATACAACGAAGCCACCTCTACTGCCCCACACACAACGAAAACCAATAAAACACCAACAACCAAAAAAGAAACAACGCCGGCGCTCGCCGGCATAGGGAAAGGAGAGCCGATGACCGCACTGCTTGTTGGACGATTGCGCGAACTCGCGACGCAGACCCATCTGCTCGAGAAGAAAGTGGATGCTCTCGGCTGGATGGCCGCCAACGGCCCGCAGGCATTGAACTCAATGACCCGCGCCCAGGCGCATCTCATGCTCGCCGAACGCGATCTGCTGGACGCAATCGAAAACAACGAAAAGGAGGAGAATGACAATGAGTGAGAAACCCTTCTGGGAAGGCAAGACCTGCGAGGAGATGGCCGGACTGCACGTCAAGGCCACATGGAAGAACGGCACCATTGTTACTGGAGTGTTAGATGACACAGGAGATATTGATTTAGGCGATAACCGTTCTTTGTACACGTCACGTGGCTATGACTCTTCCTGTGATTTTGAGCCAATAGACAATATCCAATCCATCGAACTGTTGGATGACCCCGAGTATGAGCGCATCGACAACATCGAAAACGTGCAGGTGGGCGATATTGCCTGCACGACGGAGGGAAACCATTTCCGCGTCATCGATCTCAAGCCTGACCCTCTAGGCGACATGCTCCTGCGTATCCGCATCAGCGAGATAGACGGTGAGTACTGCATCGACTCCGATGATTTCGCCTACGCTTTGCGTCGGAAGCCGAAGCTGCCCGACCATGACGGGTTGTGGTGGGATAAGGACAATGCCTTGTGGAGCGTCGCCATCTCCGGCCTGGACAATTCGAAGTTGGTCGCTTTGCTTATCGGTGACCCGGAATCCCCCGTCACCGGGTCTGTTTGGTCGGGCCTCAACAGCAAGCACGTGACCTCTCAAGCTCCGTTCCGTCCGGCTAAGGCGGTGGAAGCATGAACATCCACCCGATCATTGATAAACCTCCATCGTTTCCGCAAACTGTCTTACGCCTGCTCACAGGAAGCACTCATTGCTGTGACTGGTGCGAGAAACGCTGGATCAAGGTTCACCGCACTGGCCAATTGGAATGCCGAAACCGTCGATGTCCCTACTGCGGGCAATACGGATGCCCCCGAGCCGAAAAACACTGGAAGAAATGCCCCGTATGGAATCGCATGACCCCGCCTGCATGGCTATACCCCGTGTTGAATCGGCTCTGCGAAAGAGATCTGCAACGAATGGCGAAGAAATCGAGGAATGATGCGTGACACGATTCTGTGCCTATGCGACCTGACCGGTGTCATGGCCCGCCCTTGGGTGGAACACGGGTATCAAGCCGTGTTGGTGGACCCGCAGCATGGTTGCGACCATGAAGACGGTGCCTACCTGAAACTGGCTTGCACCATCGAGGAAGCGTTCGACCAAATCAGCGTACTGGTCCGTTCCGGCCGGCTCGCGTTCGTGGCCGGTTTCCCTCCCTGCACGGACATGGCGGTGAGCGGCGCTCAATGGTTCGCCCGCAAGTACGAGGCCGACCATTTGTTTCAGGCGAAGGCCGTTTCCGTGGCGGAACAATGCAGGGTGATAGGTGAGATGAGCGGTGTCCCCTACATGGTGGAGAACCCGGTGTCGGTTCTCTCCAACGTGTTCGGCAAACCCTCCCACACGTTCGACCCGTGTGATTACACGCGGTATGCGCCAGAGGACAACTACACGAAGAAAACCTGTCTTTGGACGGGGGGGGGGATTCCAGATGCCGCCTCGCAGCCAGGACATGAGCCTGCCGGCTCCTGACCGGAATCGTATCTGGTACATGAGCGGCAAGGACAGAGCCAACAACCGAAGCAAGACGCCGCTCGGCTTCGCCCGCGCGGTTTACGAAGTCAACCAAGGAAAGGCAACGGAAGAATGAATCTTTTAGATGAAACCAAGAGTGCGATCTCACGAAGCAAGCATTCGACCGATGACGTTCGATTCGTAGGCTCCCGCGACGAGAAGCTGGGAATTCCGTGGAGTCAGGCCGAAAAGGTGCTCGACATCGATTACGACGACGGATACGGCAGTCAGGAGATAGCCGCCGATCTGGTCGTGGCGTTCACTGATGGCGGGTTCCTGCGCCGCGAGGAATACGACGGCAGCGAATGGTGGGAGTACGAGCCTCCGTTCAGAGTCCCGACATCGCAGAAGCCGTTCAAACTCGTGAAGCTGACCAGCTATTCCACACAGTTGCTTGTGGACATCAATTACCCGATGGAGGCAACGGAAGAATGAGCAACTTTTACACGGCGGGTGCGGCCGCCATGACCTCGAACAAGGACGATTGGGAGACTCCGCAGAAACTGTCATGCAGGCACTGCAACAGGCAATCAAGGAAGCGGACGATGAGTGACAAGGCGATGCCGTTGGGCAAGAAGTTCAAGGTCCGGTTGACCATCACGCCGGAGGAAACCGGAACGCCCGTGGACATGCTGGGATTCACGTTCACCAGCGGCCGGAACGGGCGTATGGAACTGAACGCACAGTACAGCAACATTCCCAAACTGGCTGACGACGGGCTCGACTCACTGTCGATTCTCGTGATCCTCAAAACACTGGAGATGTGGGCCCAGAAGGGATATGAGCTGTGCCAGCCCATCGTTCAACGATTTCACGGAGGCAGACGATGAGCTATAAGGCGAGGACATTCACCCGTGAGGAGTTTCGAGAGGTCGTCGCAGCCGCCATCTACGACTACGAACAAGCGCCCGCGAAATGCCTCTACACGACCAAGGATGCGGCAGACCAACTCTACGGCCATTACGGCGAGGAAACCGAGGTGAAGGAATGAACGGAGTACAGCTTACCAACCATCTGACCGCGCAATTCATGGCCTCAGCCCTAAGCCGGTACGAGGCCAGAATCACCGAGGACGGCGACTTCAGAGCCTACATATACGCCATGAGCCTCAAACGTCTCAAACGCAAGTGCGGGAGGTACGCGAAACGTGAGCGCAAGGCCATCGAATATGTCACCACACTCAAGGAGGAATCATGAGCGCGACGAACAACCAGCGTGAGATGATACTCAAATGGCATAAAGGCAAGGCCGCGACACCCGAGTACACGGCGAAACTCCTCGGTTTGCCGTTGAGCGAGGTGCTGTACGTGATCGAGCATCCCGAACCGCCGAAATCACGCGCGGACGCGTGGACACCGGAATTCATCGAACCACTGGTCTGAAAAATACCGATAAACACACGCGAATACATGACTGAATTCAGCGTAAAAACACTGAATCCAACGAAAGACAAAACGAAACCCTCCACCAACAGGCGGAGGGCACGCTCACCAAAGCACCATCATAGCCGGAACGTGGAGGGTTTCAACATAATGTTCATCACCACCGAACCATGCCAATACTGCGGCAGCCGACAGGTCGAGGCACCATGGACGCTCTGCCGGGACTGCCGCCGCGTCTACGCGAAAACGCTCCACCGGCTCCGCCGCGACATGATGCTCCTGCAACAGGTGTCCCGTCACGCCTACAAGCTCGGAGAACCCGGAGCGGGCGGCAAACCGCAAGGAGGCGCGGCGCCCGCGCCCATCAACCTCCACGCGCAGGACATGCTCGACCAGATCGAGGACGGCTTGCAGGACATGTGGAACGAAACCGGCGTGGAAAGCCGTCCGAGATGGCAGACCCTGCTCAGGGACTCGCCACGACGACTGCCCGACCTATGCCGCGCCAGCCGTTCGGGACATTGGCTGACATGGCTCATCCACACCTGCGAGCGCATCGAACCGCTCGTGGACCGCAGGCCACGCACGCGCCGGATAATCGGCGTCTGCCCCGAATGCGGACGCGAGGTCATGGCCGCGAAAGGCGAATCACTGCTGCTATGCAAATGCGGCAACCCAATCAACGTGGTCGAGCTGCGCGAGCAGAGCCGAGACAAGGCCGAGGCAATCCGCCTGACCAAGACCCCTGCGGGCATGAGCCAGTGGCTCAAGGACAACTACGGATACGAGGTCAGCCGCAAAGTAATCATCATGTGGATACGCCGGGGCAAACTCCCCAGCAGCAAGCCAATAGAAGGCGGATACTACGAATTCAGCATCAGGGAGATAGTCAGCATGGCAATGGCATATTCCAGCCGGCAGTAGGCTGTTGCCACCCCGTGGTATACTCCGTATCAGGATAAGTGCGAAAGCCTCTGGGACATACATCTCAGGGGCTTTACTCATACCAGCCTATGCGCGTAGCTCAGCAGGTAGAGCAGCGGTCTCCAAAACCGCAGGTCGTTGGATCGAAGCCAACCGCGCATGCCACGGCTTGCGTACGGTAGAGGACTAACCGGCCATCGCAGTGATTGCGACGGCGTGGTCAAAACAGACTAACCATGTCGGGCCACCGCGAATTCGAATCTCGCCCAAGCCACCAAACACACAGGATGGGAACATGAGCAACAAGGCAGGCTCAGGCCGATACCAAAATGGAGCAGCCCGCCGCAAATGCAAGGCCAGACACATCGCAGCCGAAGGACCAATACCGATCTGCCCGCTGTGCGGCAAACCCATAGACCTCACGCTCAAAACACCACACCCACTCAGCTGCGAACTCGATGAGATCATCCCATACAGCCGAGGCGGATCACCAACCAGCTATGACAACACACAACTCACACACAGAATCTGCAATCAAAGAAAAAGCAACAAAATAATCGCCAACACCACAGGCCACCAAAACACAAAAAAACAACCACAAAACACCATCCCAATCAGCCGCCAATGGTAACCGGGGGCCATACCCTCCCACTCCCATGCAAGGCTCCCCACAGAACATAGCGCCCGCATCCCCCCGCAACCCGCGTGGAGTATCGTACGTTTGGCCGCTGGGGTGCCTGCGAGCGCCCGTGGAAGCCGTTCCGGCATGGTTTTGATGTTTTTGCCCCGTTGTTTTCCGAGGCTGTTACGTTTGATTTTACGCAGTTTTGATATGTCACGAAATTAGTGTTGCGAATCGTTGGAATATATGCTATAGTAATAGCTATGGTCAACCAATGTAGGAATTGCGGCCATTTCTTCCAATCCACACCAAACCCTAGGCGTCCGAGACTGTTTTGCTCGGACAGGTGCCGCAAGGCGTGGAGCCGCAAACATCAGATACCGCAGGAACTCAAGGCATTGCGCCGTTGGGTGCGCGCCGATGGCAAGCGCCCGATCCGGTGCGATGGTTCACCGGCCAGTTCGACGGACTCAAGTACCTGGGCGTCATATTCGGAGGTCATGCGCTCGAAGTCCGGGGACGGTTATGGCATCATGCTCGGCGATGGGCTCGCGTGCTGGGATTTCGACTATGTTGATTTGACCAGTCCGCCCGCGAAGGCGTTGGAGCTGCTGCCGGAAGCGATCTATGCGGAGGTTTCGACCAGCGGACATGGGCTGCATGTGTTCGTGGAGTCGGCGGAGCCGAGTTTCCGGCGTGCCGGTGTCGAGTTCTATTCGCATTCGCGGTTCATTCGCATGACGGGAAGGAGGTGGCCGAAGTGACCACGGTTATCCGCAATCAGGGCACGAGTCTCGCGGTGCGCGAGAAGCTCGCCGCTGATGGCAAGCCCGTGTTGTTGGCGTTTTCGTGCGGCAAGGATTCTATCGCCGCGTGGCTGGCGATGCGGGATATGGGCATCGAGGTCGTTCCCGCGTACTTGTACTATGTGCCCGGTTTGAGGTTCGTGGACGAGGAGCTTGATTATTTCGAGCAGAAGTTCCAGACCCGAATCAAAAGGTATCCGCACCCGTCGCTGTACCGGTGGCTGAACAATGCGGTGTTCCAGGCTCCCGAACGTCTGCGCTACATCGAGGCTGCGCGTTTGCCTGAGCCGTCGTATGAGCAGATGTGGGATTTCATCCGCGCCGACATCGGCTTGGATAAGAGCACGTGGTGCGCGGATGGCGTGCGTGCCGCAGATTCGATTCAGCGTCGTGGCGCGTTCGTCCAGTACGGGTACTGGCGGCGCAATCTCAAGAAGGTCAGTCCTATCGGGGATTGGCTCAAGGGCGAAGTGCTGGACTGCATTGGCGAGCATCATATCGACCTGCCGTGTGATTATGCGTGGTTCGGGCGTTCGTTCGATGGCGTCGACAAGCGTTTCACCAAGGTGCTCAAGGACAAGGCGCCGGACGATTACGCGACGCTGCTTGAATGGTTCCCTTTGTTGGAGGTGGATCATGTCAGGTGATTTCAAGTTCAATTTTTCCAAGAAGTCCAAGGGCAAGAAGACTGTGAAGCCGGTGCCGGAGAATCTGGACGAGAACGCGAAGGAGTACCGGGAGCGCGCCCGTGCGGAGCGCAAGCGTTTCGTGGATGCGACCGACACCGAATTCTGGCTGTGCCTGTGTTTCCCCTCCCCCGCCGAGATGGCGCGGTGGCGTGAACTGTTTGGTTTCGGCGAAAACCACCGGATCTATGCGTACCGTGATATCGAGAAGCTACTCGCCCCGTACAGGCCGGCCAAGTCGTCCGCCGTGGCGTTTGGTGCCGGAGTCGGGTTCGGTGGTGGCCTCGGGTTCGCGGAGAAGACGCCTGACCCACTCGCCGATGTCAAGTACTCCGATGATCTGGAAAAGGATTGTCTCGCCGAGTTCGCCGCCCTGCACAGGGCGCTGGTTTCGGCTCGCAGTCCCAGGAAGCTCGTGGAGCCGACCGATTCCGAACACTGGTTCGCCATCGCGTTCCCCTTGCGAGACGACAAGGACTCTTTCCTTGCCGCGTACGGTCTTCGAAAGCTCGGCGACAAGTACATGGACGGCATGGCCGTCATGAAGAAACTTGGCGGGTGATGTTCCGCCTCCTAGAGTTTGGCCGCTGTGATCCGCAGCGGCTTTTCTTATGCCACGAAAGGAGGTGGATTATGCGAAACCTGTTCCAGCGTGCCGGCAATGCGGTGCGTAACGTTGCCGGTCGTATCCGCAGCGCTTTTTCTCGCGGAGGCTCGCGTTCCTCCGGCTCCTGACATTTAGATTCGAGGTGATCCAGTTGGCCAAGACCACGATAACGCAGCCGACGCTGCCTGACGGCATCGAATGGCCGGAGGCTACCGTGCGCTGGTGGGAGCATCTGGCTTCCACCCCCGGCGCGGACTCGTGGACGGAGGCCGACTGGGACAACCTCATGAACGCCGCCCTGATCCACGCGGACATCTGGGGTTCCGGCAATTTCGCCAGCGTGCCCATACTGAACAAGCTGCTGCAGGATTACGGGATCACGCCAGCCGCACGCAGCCAGATCACGCAGGCGAAAGTGAAACAGCAGGAGCGGCATACGCCGCTCGATGAGATAGCCGAACGACGGAAGCTGAGGGTGATCGAGGGTGGCAAGGCGAAGAGGCGTACAGGAACCTAGCTTCGCTCTGGTTCCCAAGCACGCGCAGTCCGAGGGAGGAGAGGCGTGCGCGCTCGCCGCCGGCTACGACATGAAGCCGGATAAGTGGCAGCGTATCGTGCTTGATGGGTGGCTCGCCACGGATTCGAAGCTGCAATGGGCGGCGTCGGATTGCGGGTGCGCGGTGCCGCGCCAGAACGGCAAGAACGCGATTCTTGAGTTCACGGAGCTGTACCTTGCCGCGATCCTCGGTATGAAGATCCTGCACACGGCGCATGAGGTGAAGACCTGCCGCAAGCATTTCCTGCGCATGAAATACTACTTCGAGAACGCGCGCAAGTTCCCCGAACTGTCGGAACTGGTCACCTACATTCGGGCCACGAACGGCCAGGAGGCCATCGTGTTGAAGAACGGTGGCAGCATTGAGTTCATCGCCCGTTCGAAGAGTTCGGGCCGTGGCTTCACGGTGGACGTGCTGGTGTGCGACGAGGCGCAGGAGCTGACCGACGAGCAGATGGAGGCCATACAGCCCGCCATCTCGTCGGCACCCTCCGGCAACCCGCTGACCATCTACACGGGCACCCCCACACCGCCGACCTCGCCGGGCACGGTGTTCGCGCGCATGCGCCGCAACGCGCACAGGGACAAGCCGCCGAAGAACCTGTGCTGGTTCGAATGGGCGGCGAACGAGATAGGCGACGTGCACGACCAGCAACGCTGGTACCAATACAATCCATCGCTCGGCACCAGACTGCTGAAAAGCGTGGTCGTTTCCGAGTCGGAGAAGATGACCCCTGACGGTTTCGCCCGCGAACGTCTCGGCTGGTGGAACGATCAGGCCGGCGCGCTGTCCGATATCGATGTTGACGAGTGGGCCAAGTGCAAGACCGACAACCCCTGCATGGATGGCTACAACTCGTATGCGGTCAAGTTCAGCGCGGACGGCGCGAACGTCACCCTCGTGGCGTGCGTGCGCCCGCCCCGCAAGTCTGGTGAATTGCCGCACGTGGAGGTCATCGCCTCGCGCAGCATGCGCGGCGGCACCGGTTGGCTGGCCGACTGGCTGACCGCCGAGAAGGACGGTGCGGAACGATGGCGCAAGGCCATCGGCATCATCATCGACGGGCGCGTGGGAGCGCCCACCCTGGTCAACAGCCTCATCGACAAGGGCGTGTCCAAAAGAGTGATCGTGGTTCCGCGCCCTTCCGACGTGGCAGACGCTTGTTCGATGCTCGAACAGGCCGTGAACGACCATGGGCTTACCCATTTCGGCCAGCCTCTGCTTGACGAGGCGGTGGGTCATGCGAAGCACAGGAAAATCGGAGACGGGTTCGGCTACGAGACGTCCATGGAGAACATCGACGTGAGTCCCGTGGAAGCGGTGGCTCTCGCGTATTGGAACGTCAAGACTTCCAAACGTCATCCGGGAAGAAGAGCAAAGGCGGTGGCATTCTGATGCAGATTCCCAGTCTTGAAAACGTGCAGGTCGATAATCTGCCCGACGAGTGCCGAGAACCGTGGGATTTGATGATACGTCAATGGTCCCAGAAGCTCGAACGTAACCTTTTGCGCACCAAATACTACGACGGACGAAACGAGCTTAAGAATCTGTCCATCGCTGTGCCGGACAGCATGGCGGGGATAAGCGAGGTCGTGGGCTGGCCGCAGAAATCGGTGGACGCTTTGGCCGACCGCATCGTGTTCGATGGTTTCGTTGGAGTCGGCGACGACGGCCGCGACCCGTTGGGTTTGGATTCGATTCTTTCCGACAACGACTTCGACGTGGAACTGCCGCAGGCCATCCGCAGCGCGCTCACCCATTCATGCTCGTTCCTGAATGTGCGCAGCGCGGAACCCGAGGATGGTCTGCGCTCGAAGGTGTCGGTATCGTTCCGCAGCGCGCTCTATGAGACCGGCCTGTGGGATTACGCCCGTCGCGGCCTGTCGGCGGCGTTGTCGATAACCGATATCGACCGTTCCCAGTACGCGCAGGCGAACACCATCGTGCCTTCCGAGCTCATGCTCTACATGCCCGGCTACACGATTCGTATACGCCGCGCGCAATCAGGCCGCTATCATGCGGACGCTCCCCGGAACACGTACATGGATCATGTGCCCGTTTACCTGATCCCCTACCATCAGGACCTGAACCGCCCCTTTGGCCGCTCGCGCATCAGCCGCGAGGTCATGAGCATCACCGACACGGCGGTGCGCACGATGCTGCGCATGGAGGTAAGCGCCGAATTCTATTCGAGCCCTCAGCGCTACCTCATCGGCGCGGACGAGCCGCCCGAGGACAGGAACGGCAAGAAGCTGACCGGCTGGGAAGCCACCATCTCGAAGATGCTCAACATCAGCCTCAACGAGGACGGCCAGGCACCCACCATCGGCCAGTTCACGCAGATGACCATGCAGCCGCACACCGACATGCTTCGCGCCCTCGCGGCACGCATGAGCGGCGCGACCGGCGTGCCGCTCAGCCAGTTCGGCGTGATGACGGATTCCGGCCCTTCCTCGTCCGACGCGATCATGGCGGCGGAAAGCGAGCTTGTCATCGAGGCGAAGAACGCCTGCCGCGCCATCGGCGTGCAGCTACGCAAGGCCGCGAGGGACATCGCCATACTCAACGGCACCAGCGAGGACAGCGACGAGCTCGACCGCCTGCAGGTCAACTGGCGTGACCCCGAACGCCCATCGCAGGCCGCGCTCTCCGATGCCATCGTGAAGCAGGTGACGGCCATTCCATGGCTCGCCAACTCCGACGTGGTGTTGGAGAAGCTCGGCTACACGGATTCCGACATCACACGCCTGTTGGCCGACAAGCGCAAGGCCGAAACCCGCAGCGTGCTTGACTCCCTCGTGAACGGAGGCAACAAGGATGACGGACAACCGGCAACTGAACCAGTTGCAAGCCAGCCAAGCCAGGGCGGTGGAACTGGCGCGCCGCGATCTGGCGAAACTGTGGGAGACGCTGCAACAGCTCAGCCCTGAATGGCAGCGTGACATGCTGCTCGACTACGTGCCGCAACTGGTCGTCAAATACGGCGACCTCGCGGCGCATGCCGCCTATGAATGGTATATGCGCGTCCGTGGCGAATCGGTGCCAGACCCGTGGGAGTACGACCTATCCGACTCTTTCCCCGGCGACGGCATCGACAAGACCATACGCTGGCAGGCCGGCCACCTGTGGACGGACCCGCAGACCATGCAGGCGTATCTGGTCGGCGCGATGCAACGCTGGGTCATGTATTCGGGGCGTGAAACCGTTGCCCGCCTGTGCGAGCACGACCCGTCCGAACCACGGTACGCGCGCGTGCCGAGAGGCGCGAAGACGTGCGCGTTCTGCACGATGCTCTGCTCGCGAGGCTGGGTGTACCACAGCGAGAAAACCGCGAAATACGCCAAAGGCTCGTTCAGCCTGTTCCACGACGACTGCGACTGCCAGATCGTGCCCGAATGGGACAGGGACCAAGCGCACATCGAGGGCTACGACCCCGACCGCATGTACTCGGAATACATGCACGCCCGCAGCCTCATCGAGAACGGCGGCCTGGACGACGACACCTATCGGATGATAAAGGCCACCACAAAAGGCAATCCCGACAATCCCAACGACCCGAACACGCTTGTCTACCTGATGCGCCGGCTTTACCCCGACCGATACAAGGACGGGTATGGAGTACCCAGACCGTCCCGTTCGTACTGAATTTTCCCCAACCACCCGCACGGGTGGTTTTTTTATGCCCGAAACGGGCCCAACCCACTAGGAGGAACCATGACCGAAGAGGCCAACGGCAACCAGCAGGCGGCATCGGCCGAGAACGGAGCGAAGCCGCCCGAAATCGACTACGAGGCCAAATACCGGGAGGCCGTCGCCCATTCCCGCGAATGGGAGAAACGCGCCAAGGACAACAAGGCAGCCGCCGACGAACTGCAACAGCTCAAGGAGGCCCAACTGTCCGAAGCCGAAAAGACAGCCAAGCACATCAAAGAGCTTGAAGCCAAGAACGCCGCCTACGAGGCGGAAAAACAGCAGAACGAATGGAAGACGCAGGTCTCCAAGGAAACCGGCGTGCCCATCGCACTGCTCCACGGCTCCACCCTCGAAGAAATGCAAGCCAACGGCAAGGCGCTCGCCGACTACATCACCGACAAAACCAAGCCCACGGTGCATGCCGCATCCGAATCCAACCAGCCGCCCGCACCATCCGACACATCCGGCGACTGGATCCGTGACCAGTTCCTCAAACAAAAGCAGAAATAACCCCCTCCATAGAAAGAAGGTATGACGATGGCTTCCAACGTGAACTCCATCATCACCAGCAGCGACCTCGGCGGCGGACTCATCCCCACCGAATACGCCACCCAGATTATCCAGGACGCTCCCAAGTCGAGCGTATCCCTGACCCGTATGCGTCAGATTCGCATGAGCACCCGCACGCGCACGCAGCCGGTGCTTGACTCCAAGCCGATCGCCTACTGGGTTGGCGGCGATACCGGCCTGAAGCAGACCACGAAGATGAAATGGTCGGGCCTGAGCATCACGGCCGAGGAGCTTGCGGCCATCGTGCCCATCCCCGAGGCCGTTATCGCGGATTCCGGCATCCCCATCTGGCCGGAGGTCATGCCGCGTCTGGCTTCCGCACTTGGCTACAAGCTGGATCAGTCGACCCTGTTCGGCGTGGACAAGCCTTCCAGCTTCCCTGACGGCATCATCCCGCAGGCCATCGCGGCGCACAACACGCTCACCCAGGGCAAGGACCTCGCCAAGGACGTGGCCTCCATGGGTCAGAAGCTCGCCGAACAGGGCTTCGCCATGAACGGCTTCGCCAGCAAGCCGGGCCTGAACTGGGAGCTTATCGGCCTGCGCAATGCCAACGGCAGCCCGATCTACGTGCCCTCGCTCGCCTCCGGCGCGCCGTCCACCCTGTACGGCTTCGGCCTCAACGAGGTAGACAACGGCGCATGGGATGCTACCAAGGCCACGCTGCTCGGTGCCGACTGGTCGAACTTCGTGGTCGGCATCCGTCAGGACATCACCTACAAGATGCTTGACCAGTCGGTTATCTCTGACGATAACGGCAAGGTGATTCTGAACCTCGCGCAGCAGGATTGCGTCGCCATGCGCGTCGTGTTCCGCGTCGGCTTCCAGATCGCCAACCCCATCAACGACGTGCAGCCCGACAAGACGAAGCGCTTCCCGGCGTACGTCATCACGCCGGCATCGACGTCCACCGGAGCGTGATGGCCATGGGACTGAACAAGCAGATACAGTTCGTGCGTCAACCGAAGCCGACTGACGGCGAGATTATCGCTCAGGTGGCCGTTTTTGACGGGGAAGGCAATCCGGTCGATGTCGGCGGCGCTCCCACCGCCGACACGCTTGCCGGTGCCACCAACACCGGCAAGGCGGTGCTCAAAGCCACGGATGCAGCCGGCGCGCGCAAGGCCATTGGCGCGGGAACGTCCAGCTTCAGTGGAAGCTACAACGACCTGTCGAACAAGCCGACGATTCCGCCCGCCTACACGCTGCCCGCCGCCACGGCTGAGGCGTTGGGTGGCGTCAAGAAAGGTGCCGCGATCCCGAATCTCGAGAGCGGCGCGGATGCGGCGGTCATCGCCACGAAGGTCAACAGCATCCTCGCCCAGTTGCGCGCGATCGGTGTCATCGCCGTCTGACGTGGGGAGGTGCGTTATGGCCGACGAAACGGAAGAAAACCCATTCGCCACCCACACGGAATTGTTCAAACGCTGGAAGCAGATGCCGGACGACCCGGATTATGTTGACCAGCGGCTGGCTGATGCATCGCAGTTCATTCGCGAGCAGTGTCCCGGATGGCGCGATATCGCATCCGCCACGTTGGAACGCATCGCCTGCGAGCTCGCCAAGGATGTGATCTCGTCCGACATGCAGACCGAGGGTGCCGGTTTCGATACGACCGGTGCCAGCAATCTCAGTCTCACGGCGGGCAGTTTCACTCAGTCGATGACCTTCTCGAATCCTCGCGGCGAATTCTATCTGTCCAAGGGACAGAAGAAGGCGCTTGGGCTCACCGGCCAACGCTTTTACAGCGTCGACCTGTCGAGCGGGGAGGCGTCATGAGGGGCGAGACCGTGAAGGTGCTGCGCTACACGTCCACCGGTGGGACAGACCCCGGCGGCTCGCCAGTCACCAAGGTTGATATCGAGTCGGTTGGCAACGTGCTTGTCTCGCCCGGCGCGATGAGCAACGCCACCGACTCGATTCGACCTGACGGCGTGACCGTTGCATTCACCTGCTTCTTCCCCCGCAGCTACGCATACCGGAGTCTACGCGGGGCGATGGTGCGCATCGATTCCCATGACTACAAGGTGGTCGGAGACCCGAGGCCTTTGGACGGCGGCATGAAGCCGACCGCATGGAACCTCAAGGTCGAAGTCACCGACACGGAGGGATAACCATGGTCAAGATGGTGAAACTGAATTATTCGGCGTTTCAGGCATACCGGCGCAACGAGGGTTCCAAGGCCGCCATAGGCGAGGCTCGGAAGCTCGCGGCGAGGGCGAACGCCATGGGCTCGCCCACACATGCGGGCCAGCCCATGTATACGGCGTTGGGCCCTCAGCCAAGCCCCGAGGGAGCCACCGCGCTCGTGCACACGGAGAACACCGCCGCGCGCGTCGATAACGCGGCCCACAACACGTTGGCCAAGGCGTTGGGAGGTGGCGGCTGATGGCCGTGAACGCGGAAAAACTCGTCATGGACTGGCTCAACGCGGACCCGACGATCAAGGCCGAATATCCGGCCAGTTTCGACGTGCCCGCCGGATCATCGGCCACGCACCCGCTGCCGTTCGTCACCGTCGAACAGGTGGGAGGCTCGGACGAACGGTTCCGCAGCCTGCCGCTTATCGCGGTGCAGGTGTGGGGCGAGTCGCGCTGGCTGGTCTCCGAGGCTGCGGCGAAACTCATACTCCCCCGCCTCAAACGCATAACGGAGTTGCCCGAGGTCGCCGACATCGACATCGCCGGCCGCACGCATTTCCCCATGCCGGACGGGCGGCCCCGCTACCAGATACTCATACAACTCACCGTCAAATCAGACGACTAACGAAAGGTCTAAATCATGGCTGGTTCCACAACCAACGATTCCACCATGGTGTCGTTGGGCAAGTTCAAGGTCGGCGGCTACGCCTACTGG